AAGACAGCAATCGGTTGATATTCCAGTTCAACTTCGTAATATACTAACAAAATACAGCAAGATTAATCCTAGTGAGTATTTGTTAGTTGATACAAATGGAAACAAGTTAAATTCGGTTAAACTTAATCAACGGTTAAATTCCATCTTCGGCGGACGTAAGATTGCTACTAATCAAATGCGTCATACATTCCTCACTGATAAGTATGCTGAGACAAGTAAGAAACAAAAGGCACTTGAAACTGATTTAAGTGATATGGGGAGTAGTAATAATGTTGCCAAAAACTATATTAAATTAGATTAATACATAATAAAGTTTAAACTAACAAATATAAAAATATAATATAATATTATTATATGGTAAAGCGATTATTAGAATTATTTTGTGGAACTAAATCGGTTGGAAAAGTATTTGAAAATAAGGGATATGAAATAATAAGTTTAGATTATAATAAAAAGTTTAACGCAACTCATATAGAAGATTTTTTAACTTGGGATTATACTATATATCCAACCAATTATTTTGATGTTATATGGGCGTCTCCAGATTGTACTACTTGGTCTTTAGCAACTGGAGGTAAATATAGAACAAAAGCATCTATTTATGGTCTCAATAATCAAAATCAAGAAAAATCAATATTTGCTAATAATATGATTTTAAAAGTAATTGAAATACTTAAATATTTCCAACCTCAATCTTGGTTTATTGAAAATCCAAGAGGATTATTAAAATGGTTTCCTCCTTTACAGCAATTTATAGATGAAGAAGGAGCAAATATGAACCTTGTATATTATGCGAATTATAATAATTGGGGATTTCCAAAACCAACTAATATATGGTCTAATCTTTCTTTATGGGAAAATGAAAAAATACCAGTAATGCCTACTGATAGTTATGTAATAAAACATCGTAAGAGTGACGGAAAAAATAAACGATATTATAAAGCATTTCAAAAAAACCCAGAAGAACGAAGTAAAATACCACCAGATTTAATTACTCGGTTACTTTCACTTATAGTTTAACTAACAAAACTTAAAAATATAATATGATAATATTATATATGACCATATTATCTTATTTAGATATACAAACCCCTACCGATGTATGGGTTAAACTATTAGAACTTAACCCCATTGATGCTAACGATATATTCTATGAACCTTTTTGTGGGGAAAATTCACTCTTTAATTTGATACATACTAACAAAAAGTATTCGACAGAAATAACAAAAGGTACAAATGTCTTTGACTTTCAAGAAAAAGATATTATTGATACTATATATACAAATCCCCCATATCGCTGTTCTATTCCAAATAAGAAAGGAATATTTAAAGAGCGAAATGCGGTTTATTTCTTTATGGAATATTTTATGACCAATTACCCTAACTTAAAGAAAATAGGTTTCATTATGAACCAGAAATGCTTTAGTTCATTCACCCCAAAGCGGTTAAAAAAGTTACAAGATTTAGGGTTCAGTATATCTACAATGACTTTGTTTAACTGTAACTACTGGTATGGTCTCCAGTATTTCGTTATTTTTAATAAAGAGGCGAATACTTGCTATAAATATATCGAAAAAACATTTATAAAATAATTTGTTAGTATATAATAATGAGTAAGTGGATTTCATTTGTAAAAGAGTATTGTAGCAAAAATAATATTAGTTATGCGACAGCATTAAAAGACCCAGAATGTTCTAAATTATATAAAGAGGTTAATGGTGGAGCATTAAAGGGTTCAGATAAAAATAAAGATACGGACATATTAAACTACTCTGATCCAGATAAAGTATGGAAAAATGCTATTAAGTATTTGAAAAAAGATATAGTAATAGCACTTTCTACAAAGAAAAATAAAAAATATATGGTAAGACGACCAGATGGTATATGGGTTCATTTTGGAGAGATGAAGTTTAAAGATTTTACACTAACAAGAGACAAAGAAAAACAAAGATTATTCAAATTACGTAATGCTAAATGGGCAAAACAAGACAAATATACTCCAGGTTGGTTAGCATATCATTTATTATGGACTTAAATATAAAATTGAAACTATTTAGAGACATTTGGATATATTAAGATAGATAAAGATGCCTAATTATCAGAATGGAAAAATTTATAAAATATATTCTTACGAGAATGATGATGTATATTATGGATCTACTGTTGAAGCATTAAGTTTAAGAATGGCTCATCATAAGTCACAAATGAAAAAATATAAAGAAGGCAAAAAAAATTATATTTCATCATTTAAAATATTAGAACTAACAAGTGCTAAGATTGAATTAGTTGAAAATTATCCTTGTAATAGCAAAGAGGAGTTATTACAACGAGAAGGTTTTTATATTAGAAGTAATGATTGTATTAATAAAGTTATTCCTTGTAGAACTATTAAAGAATATTATGAAGATAATAAAGATAAAAAAAAAATATATTATCAAGAAAATATAGAACATATACAAGAACAAAAAAAAAATTATTATAAGCAAAATGGTGATGAAATTAAAAAAAAGCGTCGTGAAAAATACGCATTACAAAAAGAACAACAATTAATGTTAAAAGAAGATATTAATATAACTAACATATAAATATTTTTTATATTTAGATATATTATAAGAATGTCGAAAAATCGTTGGGTTGATCACGTGAAAAGTTTTGCTGCTAAAAATAATTTATCATATGGATGTGCCTTGTCTAAACCAGAGTGTAAAGAAAGTTACAGAGCAAAGTATGGAGTTAGTAAAAAGTTATCAAAAAAACAAAATATTGAAATGATGGGTGCTGAGGATTTTGACGCTCCAAATATGAAACTAGTTGTTAAAGAAAAGAAACGAAAACCAAAAAATTTAGTTATTGAAGAAGAACCAGAAGAAACTATAATACCAGTAAAACCAAAGATTAAATTTAATAGAATTAATATTGGAACAAGGCAATATTATATAGATCCACGTAATAATGCTTTATACGACTCTGCTGAAAATGTAAAGAAAAGAATATCAGTAGGTATTTGGAATGCTGAAACAGAAACCATTGAATAATTAATATAAACCTATTAAGTAAAATTATCATTTGTTAGTTCGAGTTGTTTTGCTTCTTCTCTTCTTTGTTTATGATACGCAAGTATTCGTTCTTTATTTGCTAGATAATATGCTTTTTTTTTATCTTTATTTGATTGATCATACTCTCTTTGTCTTTCAACTATTTGGTCTCGAAACTCATTATAATATTTTTGATAATATTGCTGGTAATGTTCCTTGTTTTCCTCTCGTTGTTTAATTATTTGGTCTTTGTGTTCCTTGTAATACTGCCGAGAATAGGCATTAATTGTTTCTTTGTTTTCTTCGTAATACTTTTTTTTATATTTACTCATTTTATTATATATAAATAATTATCTTTAACTTATTTTTAGTTACATTAAAATTTATAATTGAAAATAAAAAATTGAAATACTTTTTGTTAGTATGTCATATAGTATATACTACCTAGTAGATTGCTTATTAATTAATTAAAGATGGAACTTAATATGTGTAGATGCGAATCTTGCCGATCGGGCAATAATGATGAAACTAAAAAGAGATTAATAACAGAATTTCATCGATTAGAAAGAATTTCCCCAAATGCGATGGTCGAAATAAATAAATATTACGATAAAAGTATTATAGAATACACTTGTGATGAAATTAAAGAAATTATTATAGAAATTTTAAATTATAATTCTTTACAAAATGAATAATTATATGTTTGCTAACTGTATGCTTACCAATAAACTAACAAGAGGTACTAAACCTTTTTTCTTTTATCTTTTAAAAAAAATAAAATTTTTAGTTACATTGAATTTTATAATTAAAAATAAAAAATTGAAATACTTTTTGTTAGTATGAGATAGTATATACTACCTAGTAGATAACTGTTTAATTAATTAAAGATAACGATGGAACAAATTAACAATGATTGCGGAGAGATTGGATCTTTAAACTTCTTATTTGGACTACCAACTAACAAGTTTATTATAGAAGAAGATGGAATAGTTTTTAACCCACCTATAAACCCAGCAGCAGAATTAATAAAAAAATACAAAGAGTTTTTAATCGATAAACTAGATATTGTCTATAAGTATCATTATACATTTGGGTTTAAAGATTTAAAATTAGTTTTAGAATTAGATAGATTTGGTAATGACGAATTTTGGGACGAGGAAGATAGCGACGAGGAATGTAATGAAGATGATGAAGAAATAATAACTATATATAGATGTTTTATATGTAATGAAATGAAATTTATAGATGATATTGTTTGTATTGAAATTCAACCAGATAAAATTTGGGAATGTTGCGATTGTATTGCTATGGAAATTCAAATGGAGAGAGATTAGATAATAAAAATATGTTGTAGACTGTATGCTTACCAAATAAACTAACAAGAGGTATTAAACCTTTTTTCTTTTATCTTTTTGAAAATATAAAATTTTTAGTTCCATTACTTTAATTAGTATAAAATAAAAAATTGAAATACTTTTTGTTAGTATGACAGATAGTATATACTACCTAGTAGATTACACTTATTAATTAATTAAAGATAATGATGGAAGAAACAAAGATGGAAGAAACAAGAAAGGCAACAGTCAAACGTGTTCAAATTTATGGAGTTCCATATTTTAAAGATCATAGAGAATTTTTATATAAAGAAAAAAAGAAAAAGATAAATGGTAACTCAGTAGGCGATCTTGTAGGAGTTTTTGTTAATATTAATGGTAAACCAGCAGTTTTAAAAAAAAGGGTAAACTTAGTTTATACATCTAAATCAAATAAAATTATTGAAATTTGTACATCTTTAGATACGTTAGACGACTTGGTGTCATTATATGAAGGTGCTAATAAAAAAGCAATTGGATTATTATATCAAACTAGTTTAAGAATTATTAGAGAAGTAGAATTAATAGAATACCCAACCGTAGATCAAGCGTATAATTTAATTAGAGCGGTTAGAAGTGTAATAGTTACGACATCTGTATTAACAAATCAACCAATACAAGTATCTTGTATTACTTGTAGTTATTGTAAAGAAGTAGATATTGATTCTACTTTTAAAAAATGTGGAGATTGTAAAAAGGTATATTTCTGTTCATCTGAATGTAATAAACGTGCTTGGTCAGAACATAAAATGTATTGTAAAGAAATAATGTGTCGTGAAGAATGGTTATAATTTGTTAGTTAGTTATATGCATGTTTGTTTTAAACTAATAAGAGGTATTAAACCTTTTTTCTTTATTCAAAAATAAAAAATTGAAATACTTTTTGTTAGTATGAGATAGTATATACTACCTTAGAATATTATATAATTAAGATGTCATCACTCGCCGAAATTATACCTATTGAATTAGTAAATCATATCCTATCATTTAGACCAAGACACCCGGTTGCCGAATTAATATGTCAGTTTAAAAAAAGTTATTTGAATGAAAACTGTAGATATTACAATATGCCAATTGGTGGATTTCATTATTACTATCATTATAAACAAACTTTTAAAGAGTTAAACGATAGTTGGAGAATGTTAAAAAATACTATATTTAGTAAGTGTCTTAGAGAAAATACTATATATAAGATAAAAACTAAAAAGTATAAAAACAGCGAATATGTTTATGGAAAAAAGTATTATACAGACAAAAAAGCAATTGAGCAATTTGATAAAGAAAGTTATTATTGGGGGGATATATATAAAATAAAATTAGTTAATATTGACATTGATAGTCTTGAGGAACGTACGATACAAAGAAATGGAAATCATTATGACAGTGATATTAATGAACAAGAGAGTGATAATTAATAATTAATCTTTTTTCTTTATACAAACGATATAGAATTATTTTGTTTTGTTAGTATATGACCTTAAAAACTATTGAAATCAATGGTAATAAATATAATTACTACGAACCTACCAGTTATACGGATCTTAAACTTTTAAAAGCACAAATCAAGCGAATCAAAGAGAAAATTCGTGCATGCGAACCTCCTAATGGGTTTTATTATGGAAAAGTTAGCAAACTTGGTGTCCCTTGGTATAACGATTATCCGGAATTACTGGCATTTTTAGAGGGACTTTTAGAAAAATAAAAAAATTGAAATGAAAAATGACTTAAAGATAATAGTATATATCAAGTAATAAGATGAGTATCCAAACTATCGTAACCCAATTAGAAGAAACTATCACCGACAATTATAACCTATATTACTGGTTATACAGTGTATATGATAAGATTACATATGACGCACGCTGGAGCAACGACTACTACGGTGAGGTCTTATTCAAATCTATTAAAATGGACGGCATCTCAGTCAATGTATATATAAATATTGAAAATAATAAAAGTATAGAATTAAAGATTGAAAGTGATCGAATTTTTAACAGCATTTCGGAGGAAATGTGTTTGTATTTTGACGAGATACTTGTTACCGATGTATATAATTTAGAATTTTATCATTATGTTAATGCGTTTAGAAAAATTAATGGCATTCTTAGAAATTGTAAATTTGATAAATTTTATGGTAAATTTATTGATCCAAATAGCATTTGCGGATGTGTAAAAAATCAAAAGTTAATTCGAAAAGCATTAAATTGTCTTACTAAAAATAATACAAATATTGTAACTAACAGTGATACGTGTGCGGTATGCTATGATACCACTTTGAATCGAACTTCTTGTAATCATTGTGTATGTTTAGTCTGTTTAGATACAATTGCTCAAAGCATTAATATGAATGATCCGGATAAATGTCCAGCAGAGCAGGAGATCATATGCCCAATTTGTAGAAACGATATAAACGATAATTAGTTAAGTTAATTAATATTATAATATGATAATATAATATTAAGTTATATTTATTTTTCAATCTCAAACCCAGTTTTTAATAGTACACCCAATTTGGTAAGTATTTTATCAAATATTTTTTCATATGACCACTTATCAGCACAACATAAATTCATAATTATTTCTTGTTTTGTTGAATGGCGAGAACTATCATATCTTTTAGCTATCTGTTCATCGTCATCTGTATTCAAATCATCTTTATATTCATACGTATAATCATCTAATAGTTCCTTATAAGCTTGTTTTACTATCTTACTATGAAGAACTTTAATAAAATCTTGACTTTTAACCCATTCACCCTTACTTTTGTAATAAAAAATACGTCTTTGTGGATTAGCACATACAAAAGGCATTTCATTATCTTCTAATTGTTCTATATTTAATTTAATTGTTTCAATAACAAACTCAACTAAACTTAGCGTTTGTAATCTAGTAACTCGTATATATTTGAAATTATTTAAGAAATCTTCAAAATCCATCGCACTAACATAATCTTTTAGTAGTGATTTGGTCTTCTTTTTTGTTTGAGGAGCAACATTTACATTGTTGATTAGGGCAGCAAATTGTTCGGCAGTTAAAGTAACAGACATTTTATATTATATACTTATATAAATACTTTTCTTTATATTACTTTTTTCCTTAATATATTAATTTTTTAATTAATTAATTTATTCATTTAATTATTCATTTAAAAACAACTTTACATATGCCTACAATATGAAGGCAGTTATATACAAAATTTATTGTAAAGATACTAACATAGTAGATTTCTATATAGGGCAAACTAATATATTTGAAAGAAGAAAATTAGAACATCGTTTATATTGTAATGATAAATATAAACAAAAATTATACACATTTATTAATAATAATGGTGGCTGGGATAATTGGATAATGGAAATAATTGAAGAAATAGATTGTGAAACTAACAAAGAAATTTTGGAAAAAGAAAAATATTATATACAAGAGTTAAATGCTACATTAAATACAGCTAATATTAAAAGAACTAAACAAATTATAAAAACAGATAAACAAATATGTAAAGAAAAATCTAATGAAAGAAAGAAACTTTGGTTGGAACAAAAACAAACTTTAGAAAAAGTGAGGTTGTGAAACAACCTTGGCAAACTGCTTTTTGGAAGCTTTAAAGTCCTATAGACAAAAATTATTGATAAAAACCAATAAATTTTTCAATATGGGTTTACTTTTAGCCAAACACCGATTTACTGTTTTGTTTTCCTACCTCAATTATAAAGAATAAAAATAATATATATATCCTCTATTTAAGAATAAACAAATAAACAAACTAATTTATTCGTTAAACTATTTAGAGTTATTTTCTTTAAGTAAATTATATGGAAGGTTTTATAGAAAAATTAACTAACAAGAACATAGAAAATTTATGTTTTCCGGATTTGTATAAATCAAAATATTTTGATGATAATTATTCAATTGAAACTATAACATTAAAAGAATTAATTATATTGAAACAAAAAATAACTAATTTTACTTTTAAAAAAGGTATGCTAAATGATATGGCTAATATTATTTATGAAGATATTAATAGAAAAGTATATGTAAAAAAACAATTTACAAATATGTTAAACGAATTAAATGATTTATATGGAACTTATGATGATTTTAAGTATAAAGAATGTGAATTGAAAGGTGAAAATAAACTAACAAAGGTTCAACACATTGCTAAATTCAAAAAAATATTGAAATATAATATTGATTTTATTTTGAATAATAAAACACATATTTTAGATAGAATTGAAGAAATATATACTTTAAAAAAAGATGAAGTAAGTGAGACATTAAAGGAAAAACACAAAGAATATATGAAAAATTATAACGCAAGAGACGACATTAAAGAAAAAAAGAAAGAATATAGTAATAGAGATGATGTTAAAGAAAAACAAAGGGAATATTGTAATGAAAAGGTTACTTGCGAATGTGGATTTGTAACCTCAAGAAAAAACCTATCAAGGCATAAGGCAACTACTAAGCATACAAAGTTATTGAATAATGGTAATTTATCTTTAATAAAATAATATAAAGATAATTAGATATAGTATAATAGTTATAATGGAACAAGGAAAAGATTTTTATGAAAATAATACACGTATTGTATTTGATTATAATTTAAAACTGTTAGTTCAACAATTACATAGAGAACATCCTCATATTATTGAAAAATTAAAAAGTTATGATTATGATATGTTACAAGAAGCTCAATTATTTATTAGAGAATATTTTTTGGTAAATCAAAAAGAAATAAATATTGCTGGAAGATTAACAAAAAAACCAGAATCTTGTCCAGATTATTTTGCTTTATTATGTGCTGTAGTTTCAGATTTAACAAAATGTGAAAATTGGAGAGAAGTATGGCAACAATATGTAACTGGAGTATATAAATATGCTCAATATCCAGTAGTATTTGATATTGAAGAAAAAGTATTATGTATGTGTTCACATTTATGTAAAGCTGAAAATATGGCAATTATACCTAATCAATATACAAATTTAAATTTATATATTGCGTGTGATTGTATAGCAAAAACTGGAATTATTAATTCTTATGAATTTAAGAAAAAAGCAAAAATGAATGATAGATATGCTGAGATAATGGTTAAAAGAGAATATTTAAAAAAAGTAAAAAAATCATTAGAACAAAAATGGTCTAATATAGTAAATTTATATACAGAAAAAATAAAAACTCATAAACGTTGTTTAGATTGTACAGAATTAAAAATAGAAAAAGGATCATTTAAAACAAGATGTTATATTTGTTACGAAAATTATCAGATTAAAAATAATAAAAAACCACCAAAAGGAGTATGTTTTTTAAAAATGAAAAAGTAGAATAATTAGATACTATTATATTGAATTTAATAGTATATAAAATAAAAATGTTATTCAATATATATGTATAAAGTGAATGACGATATGATTGAGAAAGCAAAAGAGATTGGTTTAACAATATTTGCGAGCGATAACCCAAAAAAAAAGATTGAGGTTTATGATGAAGATGGGGTATTTTTATATTATATAGGAAACAGAAATTTACCGGATTTCTACTTATATAGGGAATTAGAAAACTTAAACTTTGTTCCAAAAGGAACCGCTAAAAAGCAACGAGACCTATTTTATAAAAAATATCAAGCGAAAATTGAGCAAGGTGGAAGAATGTTTGTAAACTATTATTTATTATGGAAATGAATTACTAGATATTAGAATACTTTTTGTTAGTTTGTTAGTATATTAATTTATAATTTAGGCGTTTTTAATATAAAAATAATTTATTTTTTTTCTAAAGATATATTATACAATGAATTTTAATTGGCAAGCACCTCCACAAACATCCGCATCTGATCGCGAAAAGTTTAAAATTAATCAAGACGACATTATTGCTATACAAATAGCAAATGACGCAAATATTGCGAACGCAAGAAACCAACAGTTTGTATTAAAAACTCCACAATCTCTTACTCCTATTGAGAGTATGTCTCCGGAGCAACTTTTATCCGATGAGGCTGGGAATGAAATGCTCGCCCAGCAAAACTTGAAAATGTTAAAGTTTAGGGATCAAGAGGTAGCAGATATTATGGTAAATATTCGCCGCGATCCTCAATTATCCTTTACCCTATTAAATGCTAATTTCCCCGCTATTAAAGCAGAGTTAGAGAAACGGTTTAACTTGAAACTTGTTACTCCAACCTTTTTTATTGACTTTTTGAAAGCGTATTTAGCAAAAGTAAGTAAAAGTCTTGGTTTAACACAATATTCCAGATCCAAGAATGACTCGGTTGATACAGTTGAAGAACTAAGAACTATTTTACCTGACGTAGATGATTTACAATTTCTACGAAAACAAGCACAAAAATTAAATTATGATAAGGGTAAATTAGCACAATTAGATGAATTAATAAACGAATTACCAAATGAAACGGATTATGCTAATATAGCACTAATGGACCCAGTAGGAAGACAACAAGCGTTACAAGAATTTTTAATATTAATGAAAGATTTACCTACTGCTTCACAAGTAAGAAGTTTTGCTGAAGGTGTTGATAGTGGTAATGTAGATAGACGTTCATTTAATGATGGTATGATGAAATTATTGAATTCAATTAGCGTAACTTTTAGTAAACCGGAATTAAGAATGGCACAAGAACAAACACAAGTACAAGCACGTGAATTACCAGAACCATCTGCTCCCCCAATCCGATTAAAAGAAGAACCAAGACAATTTATAGTCCCAAAAATGGAAGATTTTAAAACCCCAGTCAAACCAACTCGAAACTTTATGAATGATCCACAATCACTACCATTGAAAGACATTAAGAATTATTTTAAAGAAAACCCTGGTATTGCTTCTCAATTAAAAGATACAAGAAGTGGAGAGAAGTTAAGATACACTAAACTAACAAAATCAAGAACTAGTAAAGGTGTTAGTATATACGATACAAACCTTTTAGAAATTTGGGGAGGGCAAGAAGATATGCCTACCACTGAGGGATATGGACTTGGAAATATGAACAGTATACAAAGACAACCAAAAAATCCTATTCGTATAGGACGAGGTATTGCCGCAGTTGAGACACCCGCTTGGAGAGAGTTTGGTAAATTCGTTGTTAATCTCAACCATTTGGAAAACCAAGATATTTTCAATATTAAATATAAAAACTGCATGGGTGCCGTTCCCAGTTTTAAACCCGTTGCGGTCTCAGATATCTATCGCGATTTTGTTATTGACTTACTTGAGAGTGGTAAACCTAATACTCGAGTATATAACCAAATATGCGATGAAGAAAAGAAACACTTTGAAAAGGTCGCATCAACTGCTGGAATATTCAAAGGACTTGGTTTGCCTAAGACAGTAATAGATACTGAAGAACAAGATGTTAAAAGATTTGAATTATTGAGAGGCGAGGTAGTTGCTGGTAACAATAATCAAAAGGTATTATCAGAATTGCGTAAACTTACGGTTAAACTTATGAATTCAGATCGAATCAAAAGAAAACAAGGTTTAGATATTCTAATGGAATTATCAGCAATGTAAATAATTAATTAATTTGTTAGTTTATAAAAATAAAATATACTAACAAATATATGGAAGTATTAGAAATATTGAATGTAATTATCTTTTATACAATATTTTGTATATATGTTGTATGTATCGCACATATGATATCAACCGTTAAGCGTATTCTTTAATTCATTTGAAATCATCCTCAACGTCATAAATTTGGTCAAGTCCGCATCTAAAACGCTGATCTTTTGGTCCTTCAAGGTCGAGTAATAGGAATGTCTGCTTATCTTGGGTTGCGTCCTCATATATTTTTTTTAATTGTTTCTTATCGATACCTAAACTACACTCTCGCATAATCATAGTTAAATTTTTCATACTTGAGACTTGTTTCAAAATTAAATAATTAATGTTATCACGCACCATTTTGGGGACCGCATAGTAGGATTGGGAAATATAAATAATAGAACAATTTTTTTTACGACAACGAATAAAATAGTCACTAATAGGACGCTGTGCCTTTGCTGATTCGTTGACGAGGTCATCAAGCACTATCAAGTTATTAACCGTTTTATCTAGACTGTCTAAATCCGGTAAACTTCCGATCCCTTCCTCAATTTTGAAGTCGTGGTCTTTAAGTTTATCCTCTAACCATTCGTAAATTGGTTCTGCTTTACATTTTGTTATTATTCTGATCTTTTCAAAAGTATCTGGCATATTATGAAGTAAATTCAATAATGTTTGAGTTTTACCGGATCCAGAATTACCAGCAATAACCATCCTAAACGGTAATTTAATATGATGAGTTTCATAATGAGGATTATGTTGTTTAGGTAAATATTTTTTAGGCATTTTTTTATACCAATCGACTAATTCAACTTTAGACATAATATAATATAATAATATTATAAATTTTTATTATTAAAAATATAAAAAATAATATCTATTGAATATATAAATGAGCGTTAATCAACCACCTACACCTAATGTTGATACATTTAATAATTTATATTGGATTAGCGGTGATACCGCACTAACAACTGCTGAAGCGGATTTAAGATATTTGAAATTTCCAGTAGCACAAGGAACTGAAAATCTCCAGACCACAAATGTTAACGGAATATTAACTTGTAATAATGATGTAATAGTTAATAATAAATCACTAGATATTGACGGTGCGTTAGGACAAATACGATATGCTGATAACAAAGTTCAAAACACTGCCTATACTGGGGCAACTCCCGGAACATATACGGCAACAAATATGACGATAGATGCGAATGGTAAAATTAGTGCTATTGCTAATGGGGCTGCCGCAGTAAATTTATTACCATTGAACAATACTTGGACTGGAACTCAATTATGGAGTAATACAACAATAGGTTCTTTACAATCTAATGCTACTCAACCTCCTGGGACTGATAATTCCAACTATGTACCAACTACTGCATGGGTTCAATCTGCTCTTGGTGCTGGAGGTGCTTATACTACAGTAACATTTGAATTAAGTGCTGATACTGCTGGACAAATTGCTTATACAATGCCGTTAAATGCGACTTCATATAATTTAATTATGGTTAGTTTTGGAGGTAATGCTGGAACTAATACTGATAATGGTGCTGGAACTTCTTATATGGGTGGGAGTGGTGGAGCTGGGCAATATGTAAGATTTTTAAATAATGCTATTGAAACAAGTAGAAATTATTGTTATAGATTTACAAAAGGAACTGGTGCTACAACAACAAATACTATTGGAGTTATTTGGTATAAAGGAACAGCGGGAGTTCAAGCAGATAAATTAGTTCAAGTGTATAATGGTAATAATGGAACAAATGCGGTTGGAACTACACCTGGAGTTGCTGGAACTGCTGGTAGTGGAATATATAAACCAACTGGAACTACTATAATTTCTCCAAGCAATCTTACTGCTGGTAATAATGGTAATAATGGAACTGCTACACCAACTGCTACGCCTACAATTCCTTTAGGTGGAACAATACCTCTTGTTGGATATACCACTCAAGGTGGAGTCGGTGTAGGACAACGAACTGGAGGCGGAGGTGGTATTGTTGCTTCTGGTCTAACAAAGGCAACAATTATATTACAAATATTTACTTCATAATTTAATAATAAAGATTTTTTTTTATAAAAGTATAATATATAGATGTCTGTAATTCAACCAAATACAAGTTATAATATTTTAGAAAATACAATTAGTCAAAATGCTATTCAATTTGCTGATGCTTTAGATAATTCAGTTGATAAAATAATTAGCATTGCTTCAACTGGATTATCTTTAAAACGAGATTTACTAACAACTGCTGTAGAAACTATAATAACGCCTTTAGACATAACTGATGTTAATACTGGGAATTCTATTACGATGGCAAGATTAACATATTTACCTATTGGTTTAGGAGCATTAACCATTCCTACAATTGGAGGAACAACTTGTAACTTTAATGACGCTATACAACTACAAGATTATAACGACACTCCCACACCACCACCAACTCATAGTGAAGTGAAAATAGGTTCAAATCCATCTACATTATTTGGAATGAATATTAATACTACAACATCATCACCTTTTAATATTGCTGGTAATACTGGATTAACGGCAATTATTAATGAGGATATAAGTTTAACATCTACCACTAAAAGTATTACTTTGACTGCTGAAGATAATCTTAGTCTTGTTAGTTCAGCATTAGGTAATATTAATTTAGATGCTCCAAATATTAATTCTTATAATTATGCTATGCCAATTTGCTTTGATATATTAACTATTGATAGAAATTCTGGGGTTACGCCTGGTGGTCAAAATTGGCAAAATATATGGATTGAAAATGCGAATTTACCGCCTCAGTTTTTCGTTGATACTCCTATATCTGGTTATTTTTCTTACAATTGGAGAATTGATTTTACAATTCAAACTTGGGATGCTGGAGGACAAGATAATAGTAGTGATAAAGCATTAGCATATTATATAGATTTTGAAGACCAAAATAGCAATATTTATACACCAATTTTATTTAATGCTACTTATCCATTCTGCCGTCATAATAATAATTCAACTTGGTCTGGTGGTGGTTCTAATACAAATTTTCAGCCTTTTACTTGGACAGATTATGTTGATTTTGGCGGTCTTGTTACAAGTGGGAGCGGTAATTTACCTTTGAAAATTAGATTATGGTTTACAAGTGATAATCCAAAGAACTTTCAATTTAGTATGAAAGTTGGATTAACAAGAACAAATATTTTGCCATAATTTATTAAATATAGGAATATTAAATAATAAAATAATATATATGTAGAATATATAATGTCAATAAATAAACCACCCAATCCAAATGTAAATACATTTAATAATATATATTGGTTTAGCGGAGATACTGCTCTTACCACAGCAGATGCTGATCTACGTTATTTAAAATGGCCTGTAGCACAAGGAACAGAGAATTTACAAACAACAAATGTTAATGGATTACTAACAGCGAATTCTAATGTAACTGTAAAAAATACTATTACTGTAAATAATGCTCCGGTAAATACAAATGTAACAACAGTTGCTTCTAATAATATAGTTTTGACTGATGGAACAATAACAAACACAATAGATAAAAATGGATATACAACTCGTAATACAACTGCTAACTTGACACATTATTTAAATTTTAGTGATAGTTCGGCAACTGGAACTGGTGCTATACAAAAAAACGCAAATTTAAGTTGTAATCCTTCAACTGGAATAATTGCGGCAAATTCTTATACAATTAGTACAACACCGTCAACCGCATCTGTTGCGTCAAGATTTGGTCAAGTTGGATTAGTATATTTACAAACTCTTACTGGATCAATTACTGGATCAGCAACAACAACAAATTTTAATTTAGCATCTATATTTAATTCAACATATCCAAATTATAGAATTATAATTAGTTCTCCTCAAGTTTCATTTACAGCATATCCATCGTATGCTTTAGCTGGTATTTTAGGAACTGGAGCACCATCGCCCGGAAGTGCTAATTTATATGGATTTGAAATGACAAGTAATGCTCCAACTGTTGTAACACCTCTTATAACAACAAATGTTACATTATCAACTACACCATTAGTTTTTTCAGTTACTGGAATAACAAATAAACAAGTAGTATTTGATGTATTTAATGTTGGATTTCCAAGCACATCATCAAATCAAATTTCTTTAATGTGTAAAAGTATATATAATAATCCCGGAGTAAATGGTATTAGTGATCGAACAATTACAGCAATATCAACCACTGGAAATACAATAACTGGATTAACAATACAACAAACATCAATAGGAGTTGGAAATAATATGACTTGGTCAGCAATAGTATATGGATATAATCTAATTTAGTATAATACAAAAAAAATAAAATCTTTTAATAGTATATAATATGCCTGCTCCTATATCTGTAACTATTAACTCTAAAGTTTATTCCATCCCCATTTTATCTGGTGAAATGGATAATGTTGTCCAACAAATGGTTCAACAAAAAGAAGCGATTGATAGAAATCGTCAAAGAATGAATGATGCGAAAGTGGAATATGATAATAGTTGTAATACTCTATTATTGATGTATATTCAACAAACTGGTCAATACCCTTCATAAAATTATTATATATTAATTTGTTAGTATAATATATAATGACGCAATTAAGCGAAGTATTTTGGGTTGCGTTCGTAACAACCGTTTCTGCTATGATATTAAAACTGGCATCACTTTGCTTTAAAAGTAAATGTCGAGAGTGCGAACTATGCGGTGGTCGTATGAGAGTTATTAGAGATGTTGATGTTGAAGAGAGACAAACAGAATTCGAACTAACACATAAACAAATAAGTGGTTTAGAAGAAAAATAATTTGTTAGTATAATATATAATGCCATATAAAATAAGAAAGTTACCAAATAAGAATAAATATAGAGTATATAATTCAGATACTGGTGTAATTCATGCACATTCAACAACTTTAGAAAATGCGAAAAGTCAATTAAGATTATTGTATATGATTGAAAATAAAACTGGTACTGGTGCTGCTATACAAAGAGCACTTGGCAGAACTCGTATTAGAGATGAACCAGAGAATTTTCTTCAAGTTATGCCTCAACCAGATATTCAAATGAATCAAGTTGTACCTTTGATACCAGAACCAGAGGTAGATGATAATAATACTGAAGATGAAGATGAAAGAATACTTCAACAATTAGAAGATGTTGATGATGAAGAAGAAATAGATTTTCGCTCTGTTGCTGAAGAAATTAGAAGAGAAGATAAAAGAATACTTCAAGAATTAGGAGATATTACTAATAAACAACTAAAAGATATAGAGATATTTAATGATGTTAAGTTAGATTTAGAAAGTAAAAAAGTTAATTTATTTCTACAAGAAGATTATGATGCTGAAGAAGAATATGATTTAAATGAACAATTAGATATAATAGATGATATGATTGAAGAAACAATACAATCACAACAAAATAACGCACGATTGTATAACCAAAAATATGATGAATATATAAGTAAATATGGTAGAATATAATCTAATTATTAAGCAATAGATATATTAAACAATAAAAGATGACTTTATTTATATGATTATTAAAAAATAACTAAAAAATCATATAAATTATATGAAAATATAGAAGTATTTGAATAAAATCGATTTATTTTAGTTAATTCTATAAAATTATTTAATAAAAATCAATAATTAATTCAAATTTTAACTATTGATTAAATAAAACCATCTTTTATTGTTTAATATATCAATTACTTAATGATTAGTTTATCGCTTCCAAAGGGATCTCGTTTATTAATACGATATGTTCTTTTCTAGGTCTGCCTTTAGGTTTTGTTTCTCCATTGTTTTTTTTATCTCGTAACCGCTTTGAGTTTAATCTACATCTTTCATTAAACTTCTTACGTTCTTCTTCGTTCTCCATTTTCTTTTTATAATGGTTACGTTGATACTCATTATATAATTCTTTATTTTTCATTCTCCACGCTTTGACATTATCACTATTCCTTTTTTTTTTATCTTGTTCTTCCATTTGTATATACTAACATAATATATTATATTATTTCTAAATCCATTTAATAATATAATATTCAATATCTAATATTTTCGTAGGATTTCATCAACTATCTTATCGTTTTTCTTTTCGTCATTGCTAAACATATTTAAATAATCATCGAATGCCTCATATACATCATTTTTTTTTGTATCGAAATCATTAAAATATTTTATAAACGACATGCAGAACCATCCGCATTTTTCTGATTTTATATCTTGAATGTGTCTACTGTTGTATGCTATTGGTTTAAATATTTTTAAGAAATCACCTACATCTTCTGGGAATATGACACCAAAGGAATCGAAGTAGCAGCATTTTCCGTTATCAAATATTTTAAACGCTGCCCAATGGGTCCCATTTGAATTATCGTAATCGTCCATATTAATTATATATGATCCCACTTGACGCTCTGTTGGTAATCTATCTTTTGAGTATACACCTATTAGGTCTAAATCGTCTTCTCTTGCCATATCTTCTAAATCAATATTAGATAACATTTATATACACTATACTAACAAATTATTTTATATTCTTTGTCTCGCTTAATAAGTTTTTTAATTTCAATGATGCGTCCAGAAGTTTTGAAATTTGTTTCGAATGTTGCTCAACCTTCTTGGATTTATTATGATCGCGTTCTTTATCTGTATTTGCGTTTTTTAATTTATTAAAAAGTACAGTTTGGTCTTGCTGTAAATTATCTATTAATTGAGTTAATTGACTTTCAGTTACTCTTAAACTTTCCATATTATATTATACTAACAAAATATTTAAATTATAATATCATATTATTAATTAACCACTTGGAACGAATGATCCACCAGTGTAAGATCCCCCAGCGGGACGAAATGATCCACCGTTTCTAATTGGTTTTGCTAGTAAGGGACTTCCTTCTAAAAATGGTGAATTAGCAGCAGCAAACATCTGAATTTGAGGTCCGCCTACTTGAACCATAGAAGTAGGTGCTTGAGGAGGAAGAACCATATCCATTCCCATTCCAGATCCCATTCGCATATTACCCATTGAAAATGATCTAATTGGTGCTCCACCGCAACCCATTCTTCCGCCCATTCTTAATCCAGTTCTAGTGCGTCTAACTATTCCGCGTCCGCTAAATGCGTCTGTAGTTGGTTGATAATCATATCCAGCTTCGTTCAATTGTTCCAACTTTGAGTTACCATAATCGTAAATCAATTCGCGAGCATTAGGATATTTACCAGCAAGTGCTTTTTCAACTGTGCGTCTCTCAACACCAGAAAGATTCTCATCAGCATAATCATCTATCAATTCAATAGCGAGCATCTTCGCCTCTGGACCTAAAGATTTAACCGTTTTCTTGACTGAAGATGTATCAATTGCTTTGTTACCAGCAGTAACAGCAACTTTTTCAAATGCTATCCCAGCAGCGGGATTTCCAGTGTAAGCGGTTAATGCTTCACCTCCGACTTTCGCTGCTTCCTTGAGCAATGCTTTTCCGGCACTCTTAACCATCTTTTTGGAAATACCAGCCTTGCTTAGTTTCTTATATAATCCGTAACCCTTTCTTTCTGCTGCTTCGCTAATGTATTTTCCAGCAATCGCCCCAGTAGTTGATCCAACTGCGGCACCTAAAGGTCCGGGTAAAAGTGCTTCACCTAAAACTCCAGTTGCTGCTGGTAATACCATTGTTGCTCCAATATCAATAAGATCTTTGGCGATTTGCTTACCAACTCCGCTGTCTCTTATTTCTCTATTAAACCCTCGTTTAGTTACACCAGAGACCATATTTGCTCCAGCAACACCTTCTTGGACTGCTTTTTTACCAGCCTTGCCAATAGCAGTAACTCCAAATGTATCTCTGAGTTCAGCAGGGGATTTAAATTTACGATCAAATACAGTTCCTTTAAGAGAACCTAATTTTCCACCTTCCATCACTCCAACCAAATCTTCGTTGGGCATAACAGCAAGTCTAAACCCTCTATCTTTTGCTAAAGCATTCATCATCTTCTTGCTTTTTCCTCTACCGATTCTAACGCGAATTGGAGCATCATCTGGACTAACAATATTTGAACGTTTAACATTAATTGCTCCTCCTTTTCTTAATTTTCCTAATTGACCTTTAGATACAGAAACTCCGTGTTCTACAAAATCTGACATAATAATATAATGTTAGATAAAAAAATTTTCAAATATGCCTAAATATATTCTGAAAACCTTATGAAATCAGCGATATAATATAATTATTAATTAATTATCATATTATATATATTTGTTAGTTTAAGCAAGGCGAAGACCAGTGCGAACATCAACAGTGATAGTTCTCTCGTATGAGCAAAATACCATCAGATCAACAGTTTGAGCAGCAGCAGAAGCAATTGTTCCCAAAATTTGAACCGATTTAGCAACACCATACTCACTAGGAAGTGATCGTGATGCGTTACCGTAGTAGTATCTGTAAAGAGATTGGAAATCAGACTTAGAAACTAAACCAGATGCCATTGCGGTTGTCAATCCACCGTTCAATTGGTTGGAAGCAGAGAGTTGCTCAACAAAGTTTTCGTAATCATATTGTAACTGAGAAATGAATAAATTCTTACCAGAAATTTGGATTTGGAAATTTTGAATTGACAAAGGATCAGGAGAAGAAGGAGTAGATGAAAATGGTGACAAGATTGAAGCAGTTGCTACACCTCCAGCAATAGCAGTTCCATTGGAAGCAACGGGTAAAAGTGCCAACACCAAAACCGATTTCAGATTGGGAATACCTTGAGACACCAAAATGTTAAAAGGACTGTTAGTATTCTGTCCAGGGAAAGAGAATTGGAAAATATCTTCGTATATAATTTTCTTACTAGGAGAAAGTGCCAAGTATCGTTGTTCCGCAAGAGGAGACATAACGTAGGCGGGACAATACAAACGAACAGACGAAATAGGGCATGCAGGAGCACCAGCAGTCATCTGAGAAAATTGTTGACGAACAATAGACAAAGAAACATTTGTGACGCAAGTGACCGCAGGGGTAGCATCAGATTGAAAAGGTGTAAGACCAGAAGCACCTTGACCCAAATCACAAGAAGCAAACATAACAGGATTTGTCCCACCTCCACCAAGAATAACAGGAGAAGCAGTAAGACCCATAAAAGGGTTATTGAGCACATCACCAGTTGCTACCGCATATCTTCCAGCAGTTTGAGTAACTTGGAAATAGCATTGGTTAGTATTCAAGAATATACGCATAGTAGCACCTTTCATCAAAGGAGTTTTACCGAAGAAATCGGCAACATCCTTCAAGCGAATAACCGCATCGATCAAAAATGTACGTCTGTTAACAACATTAGCAACGGCATAAGATCTAAAGACAGCATCGCATTGAGCAGCAGCCATAATAGCTCCTTGATTAGTAGAAAATAAAACACCAGCTTGATTCACTATAGGATCATAGTTAATAGCATTATGACGGCAGAACAAACCATCATTCCAAGCTTGACGAATATCACTTGAGGCAGATGTAGCTTGTGTAGTTGTATTATAAGCTCTACTATTTGCGGCAATACCTCCAGCAGCACCGGTAACAGTTAAAACACTAATAGATACATAGGGAGCATTTCTGTTGTTAGTTAACCCTTGTCCAGAAGCAGACAATGATGATGTTAAAGTGTTTGTAGGAGCAGCAGTTAAATATGCCCAAGTTCTTGAACTATCAGGACAGAAACCAGTAACATCAGACCAGTTTTTCAAATCTTCTTGTGACCAAGAGGTAATATTCTTAAAGTTACAGAAAACGTTTGTAAATGGTGTTTGGGAAATAACGTTACTGTTATTCATTTCAACAGTCATCGAATGGATAATATTCCAGTAACCGGATTTAAGTGCGGCAACATAGTCTAAAGGAGTAGTTACAGCAATATTTCCTAAACTTTGAACAAAATCCAACTGGAGTTGTAAAGGGATAAGGATGAATGCTTCCGACCAATTAAGATAAGAACCACTATTAGAAAGAGGAGTAGTATCGAGAACGACTTGTGACGAATAAGACCCATTATTGTTATCATTGACATATAAAAATTGTTTGTCGACAAACTCAGAGATAGAAACTTCGGAGGCAACAGATTCTTCAAAAACGATTGAATCAGACATAATAATATATAACTAGAAAAAAATTTTATATTATTATCCCTAAAATATAATTAATTCTAAAATAATTAATTATTCAAAAGTGATATATTTTTTTGGGGTATATGCTCGCTTTACTCGAACATTTTGTAAAACTCTGGAAGGTTTAACACTTGCTAAAGATTCATCAAATACATTGTTACTTATTCCGTTTCCCATACTCCTTCTAAATGAGTGAATAGTCTTTAAACCTTTCCCATACATACTAGAACATCCTACACCAAAAGTATTTTTCTTAATATGAACAATACGCATATTATATATTATGTATACAAAAAAATTCCTTAATATGTTTATATTTGTTAGTTAGTTTGTTAGTTTAGATATTATATATCAAGTATTCTACCACCAGTATATGGATTAGGGTATTCTTTTTTCATTTTTTCAACAAATTCTTCTACTTTATGACGATATATTGAGCGTTTTGTTTTATAAGTGTGTTTGTCATCTATATAAACTGGATATCGTGCTAAATATGTAATTATATTATTTCTATCTCCACGAATAAATTCACATATATAATTTGTATTTCTTAATTGATTTCTTATGTTTTCTATTGGTGTAACCCATCTTAAATTTTCAATGTTATTATTAGTTGTAATTCCATCAATATGGTCTACATAATTTTTAGTTTCATCTTCATTTGGTATAAAATGTAATGCTATAAGACGATGAATTTTATATGTTTTTCTATTTTTTTTTGAACCTAAACTAACACAATAATAATTATTATTAAAAGTTGGTTTCATTATTTTTTTATAATGATTAGACCATATATCGCCACTTTTATTTATTTTGTATAATCCTTCATATCCAATTATATCTACAAAATCTGTTAAATCCATAATATGTTATATAGTTATAATATATTATCTTTAAATCAATTTTTTATTTGTTAGTTAAAGTCCAAGATTATCATCGGGATCGGAAATGACTAATTGGATAATCATATTGGGATCTAATATGCTAACGGGTCTAAAGTTTTGATCGATGAACTGAACATTGAACCGATTATATAATCCAGCATATACATCGATAAATACATATTGATTTGGTTTTACTTCGAATTGGTCTCCGATTGTGCCTTGCGGGGCAAATGAATAAATCAAATTATTTGGCACTGCGTAATCGTTGTTTATCAATGAACAAGTTAAAATGAAACTGGATAATGGTGTAACTTGTGGGACGATAGTTGAAAGAAATTCTTGATCCGATGTAAAAGCGGGGGTTTGTGTCTGAGCAGGTGGAACTCCAGCGATTACTGAGTTAGGGTATGTTCCAGGTGCGAAACCAATGACCAAACCAAAATTATTATTGAGACTGGGAGGAACTGTTAGTTCGGGGACAATAAAATTTGTAGGCAATACCCAAGTGGCACCAGCAGGTAAAACCCATGCATTAGTAGCAGCAAGGGCAACACTGATTCCGAAGCAATTTAATTGAACAGCATATCGACTGGGATTTATACCTAAAGTCATTAGATATACGAAATCACCAGTGCTGGACACTAAATAATGTGAATTTTGAACCATTGTAAAGTGTAAATAATTATTCAATGCGGGGATATCGTAGAACCCATCGGGGACTAAAACGACATTTACGGTTCCATCTACCCATACATAAGAAAAAGTATTATTTTTATTTAGAGCTGTGATATTGAATGTGGAATAATACATCTGAAGACTTGCTAAAGCCAACTTCTGACCTTTTTTTAGTGTAATACCACCACCAATAAATTCATAAGAAAGATAACTATTATTAGTTCCGGGAACTATATTACTTGAATTTAGAATTAACGTACGCATCTATATATTACTAATATAAAATAATATTATATTCTTAAACTTCTAAAATTAATTATACTAACAAATTATAATTAGATATCACTTTAAAACAATTAAATTAAAAGTATTTAGAGAAATTATTATATAATGTTATATTATAGAATGACTGAACAATTCGAAAAAACACGCCAACAATTTGAAACCGAAATGGTTAAATATAAATATTTATACGATGAAAATCATACTAATGATTATTATTTATTTTTATACCTTGCGAGCGTAATGAATTTCATTGAAAACCATAATGAAGGTTGTCTTACTACTCTTGGTATGAAATCACTTAGTCTTGATATCAGTTATATAATTAAGGATTTGAATGAAAAAAAAGACGTTGACCAAAAAGACCTAGTTCGACTATGTTTAAATGTTTTAGCATCTTATGCGACTTGTGTATTATCTACTGGATTGCTTGAATTCAGTAAAGAAAATTCTGAAATGTTTTTTGAATTAAACCCTTTCCCATTGAGCATCCGAGAAGATTTTGAATTTTTACAAGATAAGGCATTGGTTATGATCCCAACATTGAAACAAATTCTTGATGTTTATACCCAAAAGTTAGATAATAAATACAAAAAGGTTTTTAATGAAGAAAAGATTAAATTATTTGTTAAACATATTTTTAATGACACTGCTATTCGTATTGGAAGTGCTGGTATCCCAGATAGTATTAGATACGCAAAACAAATGAATTAATAAAGTTATTGATTAAGAATGATGAGTGGGATTGTTGATAGTATCATTTTGGGTTCTCTCTATATATAACAAAAAAAGACGAACAAAGTGTCAAAAATGAATTTTGTTCATATTTTATTCTTTATTTTCTAATCTAATTTAAAATAACTATTCACCCACCACTACTAACCACTATAACTTGATAATATATATAGATAGATAATCCCATATCCATTAAATCCGTTTAAAAACAAAAAATATTTAGCAATAATAATTAATTGTTTAATTTAGAATATAATATTTTTTTCTATAGTAATATTATATGACCGATTTAAAAGAATTTATTAAAGACAAACGTTCTACTTTATCCGAAGGAAGTTTAAAAACTTATGTTAGTATATTAAAGTCACTCCATAAGAAAATATGGGGAGGTGAAATTGATGTAAAGAATTATGATGATACTGAAAAGGTATTAGAGCATTTAAAGGAAATGCCCAGTAACAAGCGTAAGACCATATTAAGTGCTCTAGTTGTTATCACCGATAAAAAACCTTATCGCGATCTGATGATGACTGATGTATCCGCATATAATAAAGAAATTAACAAGCAAGAGAAGACGGATAACCAAAAGGAATCTTGGATTTCAACTGAAGAGGTTAAGGGCATATACGATATGTTAAAGAAAAACGCTGACCTTTTATATAAGAAAAACACTCATACTGCTAATGAGATACAGCAAATCCAGAACTTTGTCATACTTTCCTTGCTAGGCGGTGTTTTCATACCTCCAAGACGTTCGCTTGATTACTGCGAGTTCAAGATAAAGAATATTAACAAAGAAACGGATAATTATTTAGATAAAAACAAACTTGTATTTAATCGCTATAAAACCGCAAAAACATACGGACAGCAATCGGTTGATATTCCAGTTCAACTTCGTAATATACTAACAAAATACAGCAAGATTAATCCTAGTGAGTATTTGTTAGTTGATACAAATGGAAACAAGTTAAATTCGGTTAAACTTAATC